GTTTAGTGTGCGTCGATGCTCCATCTTTCACCTACTAGCTGGTTGACAAATCAGCCACTACACCAAGACCTGCTTCCTGGTTGACCTGGAGGCCGACCTCAGCAAGAAGCATGTACTTAGTTGCGTCACCAGTCTTAGCGAGCTCTTCGCTCTGGATAGGACGCAGCGTAGCCAGTTCACACATATCGGGATCAACGATGTAGCAGTCGCGTGCTCGTGAGAAACGAGAAGGCACGATCTGTACAGATCCGAAGTCACTCATGTAGCAGGATTCTTCAAAACGAGTCGCTAACTCGTTCCCGCCCTTCCGGGCTGCTGCATGTCGCCATGCAGATGAGACTATATCTTCATCCGTTCTGGATGGGTGGCGCTTCGAGCCGCTTGGCCCTACTCCCTTTCGGGATAGTCGTTGCACCTTCTCGCTTTCGCGAGCTTGGCTCAGTATTGTCTGTCGAGAGATGTCCACTGAGTTCACCACCTTATTGCCCGCGCATTCCTACGCGGCGACGCCTAGTTCTGAGTTAACGTCTGCTGCTCCGATGATAGTTGTAGGACTATCGCTGGGAGCCATGTAACGCTGAGCCGCGATACCAGCAAAGCCAGAGATCACAGTCTTAACGTGAGGGCCAACCATTGCCATCTTGGGCTCACCGCCTTCTGACCATACTGATTGCAATACAGTCTTGAGCAGAGTCTCAGTGATGGCGCGCTGCGTACCGTCAGTAGCGGCAGCGTTAACTACGCCGCTTGATACAGTGGGATCTGCACCGCCTGTTCCGCGTGAGGTGTTGGTCTTAATGAACGCAGACAAAGAAGCAGTCTTGCGAGCGGTTGTGTTGTTACCAGCCACTGCAGCCTGGTTCACGCCGCAAAGGTTGAACTCCATGTCGCGCTTGAGCTCGTCGCCCTTCTTAGCGAGTTGGTAAGCGATCTCTGATCGGCGACCAGCGAGGTCTAATGCACCCCCTAAATTATCGGCAATAATGAAGTCCTTGCGCATGATCTGCGTGTAGTTACCGAGTCGAGAAGTCGCAGTCACTGCAGTGTAAGAAGACAGATCATCACCATCGATCTGTGCGTTAGCTGCTGCAGCCGCGAGCGAGTCAGTCTGCCACTCGAAGAAAGTGTTGCTGACGTTGCGACGCTTGGTCATGTTTGACACAAAAGGTGTCGTTTGGGGCGAGATGTTAAAAATTACATTCGCCAAATCTTCACGAATGCCGACGGCACTATATTTCGTGAAAGTGTTAGTTACGATAGCCATTGATTAATTCCTTAGAGCATCGATTCAAGTAATGAGGCCGCATCATCCATGCGACCACTCCGTGCAAGACGTTGACGAGCTGACTTCTGCTTCCTTGAACTTGGCTTGGCTTGCGCCTGGCTGCTGCCAGGTCTAACCACTTTGGATCGACGGCCGTCTTTCGTTGCGCGCTTTACGCGCTTCTGGCCTCTGTCGTAGAGCATTGCTTTTCGCAGCACTTTGATGTGGTTTGCGCGAACTAGGGCTTGCAATTCTTCTTCTGCAACACCCGAGTTAATCAAATACTCACGGAGCTCTTCGCGTTCTTTCGCCGCAACATCCTCGTTCTTCCATTCGGGAATCACGTCGGGAAGTCGTTGTACTTCCTCGGCTAAGACCTGCTGCATTGCCTGCATTTGATACTGTCGATTAGCCTCTTCCACTCTCTGCTGTTCGAGTTGTATCGCCGCCATTTTCTGTTGCTTGGCAGCTTGCCGCTGTTGCCATTGGCGTTCGACGCGCGTCGCCTCAATCGGATCTTCGTCGTACATCTTGTCGAAGTCCGGGGCGGGCTCATCCAGTCCGTTCAATTGTTGCTGCAGTGCCCCAAGAAGTTGGGCGTATTGCTGTCGCTCTAGTAACACAGCATCCCGGTCTTGCTCGAACGATCTTCGTTCTTCCGATAATGCTTGCGACTTCTTTGTGTAGTCTGATTGACGTGAGTAGCCTGCCTTGAGCTCGTCTAGTGCGACCTCGACTTCCTCTCCGTTAACCTTAACGGTGAAAGTCTGACCGTCTGTCTCAACCTCGTCTGGCTCTTGTTCATCATCATCCAGATCGATCTCTTCTTCATCTGCTTCGAGCTCCTCGTCGGTGTACTCTTCTGCAGCGTCATCTAAGACCTCGCCCTCTTCTGAGAACTCGTCAACGCGCTCTTCTGAATCTTCTGCCGTATCCTCGTCAGAGGGGGACAACATATCCAATATCGCGCTTTGCGCTGAAGATATCCCCAGATCTGGAGATTCTTCGCCTTCAATTCTATCACTCATGATTTCAGTTGCTCCTTTGCTTTTCAAAAGCAATCGAGTCTGCCGCCGCCCTCATGGCGTTGATCAGTTGGTCGAGTGCTTGTAATTTCGCGTGAATGCGTTCCCGCTCATCGGGCTTGCGCTCACGTTGCCACGCTTCAAAAAATTCGTACTTCACCCTGTCCGTTAAAGTTTGGAAGTCAGGGTCATCGAACATTCGCTGAATGTTCTCTAGGTACTGGTGCTCAGACTTGGCCATTCACCGCACCCGCTATTTGTCTCACTACCTCACGATCTCGATCAGCGTTCGCCTTAATCTCGGCGATGTTCACCTGGGCGCCGTAACGCGCTTCGAGCTCTGCCGCTTTCAAGACCATGTCCGCCTCATCCTTATCTCGACGCCGATCGTCTTCGCGCATCATCTTCTCGCGCTCTAGTTCCAGCTCGGCTTGCTTCTTCTGGATATCGACCTGGAGCGCCTGCATTTGCAGTTGGATCAGTTGCTGGTTCGGGTCAGGCTGCTGCTCTTGCTGTTGCGCCTGGGCCTGCATCTGCTGCATGGCTTGCGTTGGGTCCATGAAAAATCGATTGATGTCCTTGAACCCGGCGAGCTCTAGCATTTGCGTGAGCGTCGCGTAGTAGTTGGTCGGGCTGACCATCGGGTTCTGCGGGCCAAGCTGCTGCATGATCATTTCTTGCTTCTGAGCAACCTGCTGCAGCATGCCCATACGCTCTTGATCAGAGCCGCGGCCGAGGTGGACGTTACTCACTACGTCCATTTCTGCGTTCCAAACATCGGGCGACATCGGCACAAACTGATTGCGCAAGCGGATCATGCGCGGCTGGTCTTGATACTGGATGATTAGCCTTAGCAGACCTTTGTAGAGGCGCGTCATGCCGTTTTCTGCGAAGAGGCGACTAATCATCTCAATGCGTTGCTGCGCTGCTGAGATCGTCTGCTGGACGGCCATGAGCGTGCTAGATTGCAATTGCTCTGGCGCTAGACCATCGGCGGCTTTCGAGATCCCGGTGCGGTTCTCTTTCAGTTGATCGAGATACTCCATCATCGGGAATGCCGACTGGCCGACATAGGGCAGCGTGAAAGGAACAACCGCGCCAGGGTTGCGCATGCGGATGATGCCGCCGGCCTCGACGTTCATCACGTCTTCGAGTGATGCCTGGCCTTCTACAATGCCGACTCTTGGATGAGTAGACATAGCAAGAGAATCAAGGCTCGCACGTAATACTGCCGATTTGATTCGCTGGATGTCCATCGTGAGATCCGCAATCGACATACCAAAGAAAGCATGCGGCTCAGGGTCAGGGCAGAAATGAGCGAAGGGAATATCATCGGCGGGCTCGTTGCGCATCACTTCGTAGTTCGGCCCCATGCAGCAAAGCTTGCGCAGTTCAGCAATGCCGTCGCCGTCAACGTCGATTTGCATAAATGCTTCGACGTATAAAACGCGGCGACGCGCAGGGTCATCTGAATAATCGCGATTGTCTTGCTCGCTCAGCATGCGCTCGCGCGCTTCGACGTTGTACAGCGTGAAGTCATCGTCTTCTGTTTGAAAGTTGGTCACGGTGTCGAAGTCGTAACCCATTTCGACGAGCTCGCTAACGGTGGCGTAGCGGCGGTGTCCGATTAAATCCGCGTCCGCGAAGGAGCGAGCGTGGCGCGAGACGAGAATCTCCTCGGGTGGCACCGCCGCTACTTTGACCTTTCCTCTCACCGTTCGGTGAATGACAGAAACGTCGTGAAGCACTTGCGGCTGACCAGTTTGCGAATCGACCTGGTCGTTGCTCGCGCTGCTAGATAGCATTCTGACTTCGATGTTTGGGTCTGCGTTTAACGCAGCTAACGCCTGGTCATCGAGTCCTTTCAATTCGTAGGTCTTAACCTCATCAGACTCATCCCAGTAATACTTTAGGAATCCGCTGCCCTTGACGAGCGCGTCCTTGAAACACTGGTACATGATCGAGACAAACGCCTCGTCTTGGTCTTGGTTAAGCACGTAGTTCACGTAGTCGGTCGCTTGCTTTGCGATCTCTACGTCTTCTGGCCCTTGAGGCGCGTACTCGACAACGTGATCGCTGCCGCAGAAGACGCGCATCAAGCTCGGGAGCATGGCTTGTACGGTATCGCGCACGTCCATCGTCATCGCAGTTGAGCGGCCTTCTTGCTCATTACCGAATGGCTCGCCGTTGTAATACTCGGCGGCTTCTGCGCGACCAGGGCTGACCGTGTTATCGATGAAATCGACAGCGTCCTCAATCGCTAGACGCGCGATCGATTCAATCTGCTCTTCATCCATGCCTGGGTCTTCATCGATGAACTGCTCGTCATCGTCGATGTAATCTATTTCGCTCATAGGGGGCTCATATCCAATAATGATTCGCCAACGAGCTGCGCACGGCGCGGGAGCTGGCCAAACAAGGTTGTGATGGGTTCGACAAGCGGCATGGCAGGCGCTAACAAGCCGCCAAGAAACTGCAAGCCCTCATCGCTCATTTGCTGACCAAGCTGTGTGCGTGGCTGATAGTCCATCGATTGCAATCGAGCTTGGCTCGATGCATCGATTCGGTCTGTGGGGATGTCGCTAGTCAGCGATTGAATTAGCGTGTGCGGCGCGTTTGCGATCGGTGCAATCATTGCGGCGCCGGCATTGGCCGCAGCGTCGAGCAAGCCTATACCGTAGTCTGCGAGCGTGGGCTCAGCTTGTGTTGCTAGAAGTCCTGCTCCCAGTCCGACCGCAGCGGGAGAGGCAGACTTGCCTCTAGCTCTGCCGTCCACTCCATCAGGGGACCGTCGGGGTACGCTAGGCTCAAGTAGGTTGCTTTGTTGAACGGGAGTTGCTGGTCGAGCATCATTTGCAGAAGATCGTCCTTTAGCCCAGTCCGGGACATCCACTCCTCCAGCTTTTTCGAGGATGAGCGATCGAGCGGTATCGAGGCTGATTCGCCCCTTTGAATAGTCGCTCCAGATTCCTTCAATGGCAGCTTTGTTACTGGCATTTTTCCACTTCGCTGGATAAAGGTTGCGTACCGCCTCCCAAGTGACGGACTGCATTTCTCTGGGCATTATACCAGCTTGTTCAGCCGCCATTCGATAGGCATCGGCGTTGATACCATACGTACCGCTTGCGCCTGTTACGGCTGACCCTGGAGCGCCAGAGCCGAAGTTTGCAGCGACTGCTGGAGAGCTTCCACTTAATGGCATCAGTTGCCCTGCAGCAATTGCGTGGGTGTCCATCGTCACGTCAGCGACTTGAGGCATCTCTCGCGCATACTCGGGTGCTACGATATTGTTGTAAAAATTACGGACCTTGTGCTGTTCGCCCATCTGCATAGAAATG